CACCTAAGCAGGTGACGAGTTACCACATAGGTTTGATGACAACCAAAATGGCGAAAGAGGCGCAACTAGCTGTCAAGTTTCAGGGCCAATCCTCGTTTCGTTATGAACGGTCGCAACCTACCGGGAACTGGTCGCGTAGCATCAAAACCCGAGTAGTTGCGGCTATTGGTGATTTGAAAGCCGCTGAGGTGCATGACTCCGGCATCGTGTACGGGCCGTGGCTCGAAGGTGTCGGATCCCGTAACTACCCAGTGACACGCTTTAAGGGCTATTCGACGTTTCGAAAGGTGCGGCAAGAGATCGAACGCAAAGCCCCGCGGATGCTCACCCCCGACGTTAAAGCGATGACCAAGAGTTTAGAGCAATGAGCGTTAACGCCGCCGCCGTATTTAATCAACTACAGTCCCATGCGTTAGCTACTGGTTTATTCCGTCACGTAAACACCCATGAACCGAAACAGGCGCCACCAGACGACACGCTCCACGCTGCGTTATGGCTTGACCGGGTGTTGCCCGTCCCGACCGGTTCGGGACTCGCCGCTACCACTGGCCTCACCATTTACATGTTGCGGATCTATTCAAACATGTTGCAGGAACCGCAAGACGCAATAGACCCGGCGATGCTGGTCGCGGTTGATACATTGATGACATCATACGCGGCGGATTTCGAGCTGGGTGGTAACGCCCGCAATATCGACCTGTTAGGTCAAACGGGTGTTCAATTGTCGGCGCAGGCCGGCTATGTGGAAATCGATAATCGTCTATTCCGTGTGATGGATATCACCATCCCGGTGATAGTTAACGACGCGTGGGCGCAAACACCATAAAGGAGATTCTGTTGGTTACTAAGCGTGAGATACAAGAAGACCTAGACCGGCTCGGGATTGGGTACAGCGCCCGGGCGTCTAAAACCGAGCTCGAGGCGTTGTTGGCGGATGTGCTCGACCCGGAAGGCGCCGCCGCGATTAGTGAACCCGAAGACACCGCACCGAGTAGCGGCACTGCGACATCGTTCGAGGACGTGACCGGGCTTTGCCGGCAATGCAACAAACCCGCCGATCACCTGCACCAAGGAGTCTAAACCGTGGCTAAGCAAACCGGGCTCGGCGATAACCTGTATGTGTCCGGTTATGACTTATCAGGGGATGTCGGTTCGTTGTCGCAGATTGGCGGCGGCCCAAACCTTATAGATGTGACCGGCATCAACTCGTCGGGGGTGGAACGGTTGGGCGGGTTGCGTAACGGCCAGTTGACGTTTTCTGCGTTCTTCAACGACGCAGCCGGCGCGGCGCATCCGACGCTTTCGGCGTTGCCGACCGCTGATCGGTTGGTGTCATATTTCCGCGGCACCACCCTCGGGAATCCCGCGGCGGCGATGATGGCGAAACAAATCAACTACGACCCGACCCGGGGCGCTGACGCTTCGTTAACGATCGCGGTGTCTACCCTGTCGAACGCTTACGGGATCGAGTGGGGTCGGCAGTTAACGGCGGGTAAGCGGCAGGACACCACCGCGACGGGTGGCTCTTCGGTTGATAATTCGGCGGCATCGTCCAACGGATTGCAGGCCTATTTGCACGTGTTCAGTTTCACGGGGACCTCCTGTACTGTGGCTATCCAAGAATCATCTGATGACGGGTCCGGGGACGCGTGGCAGGACGTAACCGGTGGGGTGTTTACCGCCGCCTCCGGCATCACATCGGAGCGGATAGCCACCAGCAACACCCAAGCGGTCGAAAGATATTTGAGGATCAACACAACCGGCACATTCTCAGAATGCACCTTCGCGGTTGTGGTGGTTCGTAACGACACAGCAGTAGTTTTCTAGGAAAGGAATTAATCAGATATGGCAAAGGAAACCGGTCTTAGTTGGACCACATTCTCGGTAGATGATTCCGGTGGATCCCCGCAAGACATTAAAAACGACATAACCAACGTCACCATCTCAACCCCTCGAGGGGTGCAGGATGTCACCGGTTTGGACAAAGCCGCAATGGAACGACTTTTGACGCTGGCTGATGGTCAAGTGACCATAAACGGGGTGTTCAACGACGCCAGCAACGCGTCGCATGATGTTTTTAAAACCGTGCCTTCAACGTCGGTTGCCCGCACCGTAACAATGGTGCATTCTGGGCAAACTCTCGCGATGGAAATGATGTTTAGCGACTACTCGCTAACCCGCGGCGCTGACGGTTCTCTAACGTGGACCGCTACCGGGCAATTGTCCGACGGTACCGCCCCGACCTGGTCTTGACCCGATGGCTTCGATGGCGTTCACCATCGAACAAGACGACGGGCAAACGCTAGATGTCGAAATCGATGTGACGCTAGACCCGGGCCAGTTCACGCTACGCGAGTTGGTGCGGCTCGAGGAGGTGTTGGGTTCGGAGTCTATGCAGGCGTGGCCGATCGGGTCGTTGGTGATAACACCGCGGGTGTTGCAAGCCATGATCTGGACCAAGCTGGTGAGCGTGTCGCCGGGTTTACCTATTAACGCAGTGGATTTACCGGCGGGGGTGTTTAACGCTTATCGCGACACCGATGAGGGTGGCTGATGGCTGAGGTAAACGTCAAGTTTGTGGGTGACGCTCGGCAGTTGACGCAAACGATCGACAAGATTAAGCGAGACTCTTCGGGGTTGGGTGGCCCGTCGTCTGGGTTTTCTAAGGCGACGGGGGCGTTGCGGGGGATGGCGCTACCGGCTTTGGGTGCCGCCGCGGGGATTTACAAACTAGCTACCGACGCGGGCGATGCCGCTGACCGGCTCCTCGACCTCGAGCAGATCACAGGGGTATCAACCGACAAGCTTCAAGAGATGGAGCACGTCGCCAAAGTTGCCGGCACCGAAGCCGAGTTTTACGCCAACAGCGTCAACGAAGTCGTCAAAGCAATGGACCGGATCGAACGCGGCACCGGTCCCGCCGCGGAGGCATTAGCCAAACTGGATATTGCTACCCAGAACGCTGACGGGTCGATGCGATCGGCGCAAGCGATAACCGACGATGTGATCCGGTCGCTAATTGGTATGGAGGATGCTTCTACTAGGGCGGCGCTGGCTGAGGACATATTCAAGCGTAAAGCGCAAGAACTGATACCGGTGTTAGCGATGGGCGAGGAAGGCATCGATGCGGCTCGGGAAGCCGCTCACGAGTTGGGGATTGTGCAGTCCGGGGAGGCGTTGCAATCCGCTAACGATTTCCGTATTGCGATGGAGGAGTTGCAGACCAAATTGCAAGCGGTGTCGCTGGAGATGTTGCAGGAGTTGTTGCCGGTTATCGAGGAATATTTGATTCCGGCTGTGATGTGGATGACTGATGTCTTGGTGAAATCCAAGGAGGGTTGGGAAGCTCTCTTCGACTTATTTAAGGGCGAAATCGGGAATCTTCCCAAAGTCAAGAAAGGGATCGAGGGCGTCAACGTCGAACTTAAAGGTATGGAGCGGGCCGGTAGTGACGCCGCAAGCGGCGCCCGGGCAGCAGCGGACGGGGTTCGTATGTTGTCGGATGAGGTACGCAAGGCCGCGGATCCGGCGTTCAGGTTGCGGGATGCACAGGAGAAGATGGCGACAGCATCGGCGAAGGTCGATGAGATGCGGTTGGCTGGGGAAACCAGTTCCGAGGAGTATGTGTCGGCGCTTGTGGATGAGCAAAACGCGATGGCTGATCTCAACTATGCAACCGAGCAATATGAGGACGCCGGAAGCACAGCCGCGAAAGCGTTAGATACACTCGCTAGGCAGGCGGGCCAAACCGCTGACGAGATCGATCTAGTACGCGAAGCCATCGAACGCCTCAACGCAACCCCCATATACGTAAGCGACTATCGCAATCCCTACGAAGACCCATCCTCCGTATACGGACCAGCACCCGGCCCCGGCGGTGGGCAATCACCGCAAACGATGCAACCCCAAGTTACGGTACACGTTGCCGGATCGGTCACCACCCAACAAGAGCTCGTAACCGCGGTGCGAAACGGAATGATCGAACTCTCCCGCGCCGGCTACCAGACTTCCGGTTTCTAATGAGCATTTCCTTTGACAGCAACGTGACCCTTACGATCGAAGCCGCGTTCGGGTATTCCCCGTGGGATGCCTCACCCGTATGGACCGACATCTCCGATTATGTGCGCCGCATAGAAACCCGCCGCGGACGCAACAACCAACTAGCCCGCTTCGAAGCCGGCTACGGTTCGCTGCTGCTCGACAACCAGGACCAGCGGTTTGACCCCAACAACACCTCGTCACCTTATTCCCCGAACGTGTTGGTAAACACCCCGATCAAAATCACTGCTACTTATTCGGCGACACCGCGGGTGCTGTTCCGGGGGGTGATCAAAGCATGGCCGCAACAATATCAAGAAGGTGCGCTTTTGTCGCAGATCCAGGTGCCGTTCGTTGACGACTTCCAAACACTTACCCGCCGCATGATTGACGTTAAAAACTATACGGAGAAACGGGTCGAGGCGCGAATGGTCGAGGTGTTAGACGATGTGTCATGGCCGGCGGCGCGGCGTGATATCCAAAACGCGGTGTCATATGTTCAAGAACTCGGCACCCAACACGTCACCGCGGTCAGTGTTGGCGACTCAACCGAAGGCGACTTTTACTTGATTGTTAACGACG